CTCATAGGTCGTAATTTGTCGAACCAGATACGACAGCGACTCCGAGGAAAACTGGAGACGCTCCTCATCGGTCACATAGACATAGGTCATCTGAATGCGCGGTTGAAAGGCCCATGATGGAAGAAGAGGGGCAGGGGTTCCAATGTCCGTCAGAAATTGGCTGATGATCACGTCGCTAATATCGGATACAGACGTATAGTATACATTCTCGGGCTGCGAGGGAATCGGAGAGGGGTGGAACTGATACCCTGGCGCGACTTGAACCCCATTGATGTCTAAGACGCGATAGAGTTCGCGAATGGGGCGGAGCGTGATCTGAATTTCGCATTCATGATACTGGAGCGCGACAAGGGGAAGGGCCTCAAAGGTGGATTCCGCAAACCAGAACGGGAGCGGAATGGACATGGTTCGTCCCGCAATGGAAGGGCGATTCACATTCGGCGGGGTGGTCGTCGATCCTGATGGGCCATTATTGTTATACACCGTGGGATATCCGCCTCCTGCGGAGCCACCATGATAAAGACCATTTGCGGGATCATACAGTTCTGGCACATCTCCCACGAGCGCCCGCCATTTTTCATAGGTAAGGGAATCCATATCGCACTGCGCCTTGGCAATCAAATAGTCCCCCCCGCATTCCTGGATTTTTTGTCCACCGATGAAAAAGGCCATGTTCTGAATGATATGACAACCGATGTATCGTGTCCATGCGAAATTGTATTGAGACGTGCGGCCGGATGCGGTGGGCAGCTGGACAAATTTCGAATAAATATCGGGTAGGTCAAAGACAAAATAGATGTCGCGCACCAGGTCGGCAATACGCTGGAGCTTAAAGCGCACCTGGACGGGCTGGTCGTAGAGGAGATCTTGGGGGCCATCCATGGCGAATGTCACAGACTCTTCCGCAAAGTGCGCATATTTCTTGTATGTTTTATAGAAATAGGTGAAATCTGGATTGCCGCTCAGAAGAACATTTTGTGCTCCGTAGGCGACGAGAGAAAACAACCCCCCTCCTGGCATTGGTGTTACTAGTATGTATCGACATCCTTTAATATGGTGGGTGGGGACACTTCGTTTCCCCACACCCCTCTCCCTAGGAGCTATCCCATAACAGGCTTCACAAACATAACCCATTCGAGGGATAGATGTGTGAGAAAACACGATCAATAGACAATGAGACACGGTTAACACTATGACATGGTGAACAATGGGGTCACGGTAAACAATCCTTTCCTAGGGAGAGGGGTGTGTTTGTGAAGCACACGGAACGTCTCCACCATGGTGAACAATGGGGTCACGGTAAACAATCCTTTCCTAGGGAGAGGGGTGTGGGGACGCTTGCGTCTCCACTGGGGGTCACGGTGAACAATGAGGTAGAATTCACGCCCTCTCCTCTGGAGAGGGGTATGGGGACGCGAAGTGTCCCCATGGAGGGGTATGGGGACGGAACGTCTCCACCATGGAGAGGGGGCACGGGGGAAACGCCCGCCTGTGGCGGGCAGTGTCCCCCGCTAGTTATGATTTGTCCACCACGTATCATCCAAATACGGAGCAGCCGAGGAATCCATCACCTCCGAATCCATCGCCGTCGAGGGTCCTTGCGACAGCAACTGTTGAATCTCTGAATACGACAACGCATAATTAAAATAGGTCAAACGACTGAGATAGCCCTTCATCGCACCATATACCTGAAAGCCATGCTCATCCACCGAAGGAACATGAGAGTGATCCAGTTTCAATTGGCGCTGACTGAAACAAATGATATCCTGGTCATTCTGATACGGGGTAAATCCGTCAAATGAATAGCGCTTGGACAGATTGCCATTGATCAAGATGTCCAGTGCGTTCTCATTACAGCTAATGACCACATGAACCCACTTCGAGATCGGAAAGTTATCCACTTCCACATAATTGTTCCATGTGCGGTAGGTATTCATGTAGACACGAAGAGTATTCGTATCCGAACGCAGATAGACGCCGGGTGCCAACAGGGGAAACTGTGAGCTATATCCTTTATGGAACACATGAAGAAGACCCTTCTCCTGACGGAACGACGAGGGATTCACATTCAAAAAGAACGAATAACTAAATTCGATTCCGCTTCTCTCATTGGACGATAGCGAGATCGGCTTGGATCCTGCCACATTCGGATTCTGAGCAATGATTTTGGTTCGCACATCCGTCGGACATGTATTCGGGATCAGCTCCGTGCGATTCGTATGGAGTCGATTCATATAATTTGACATCATCTCCACGAACACGAGAAGGAGATACACGCATCCCACAAGAACCACTGCGTAGAGTGCTTGTGTGATCACATCCGATTGAACCACATTGGTTACGGCGGATTGAATCCCACTGCTCACTCGTTGCGCCTGATTCGGGGCTGCGCTGCTTGCGTTGTTCCCGCGGTTTGCGTTGCTCATCCCTTTTACTAGTTTGTATGATTTATTTTATAAAGAGACCACATGAGATCCGATTAGGAGGTCGTGATGGAGAGCGATACACCTGGAGAGACCATCGAGGACAACCATCCCCCCAACGACGTAATCGGTTCAGGTCCTGCCATGTAGAGCGTATGAACGGACTCGGGATTCAAGGCATTATCATACATCGTGGTGGTGGAGATCTGACCGCCAAAACCACCGTAGTCCAACAGGCTTGCCGAATATCCGCTCGCATCCACTTTGTATTGCGCGGGGAGGACACAGGAACGGGCCAGCTTGCCATCCGTATAGACATCCACCGTCTTCGCATTCACGGATACGACAAGATGAACCCATCGCTGAAGATCAATCTCGGGTAGATCGCAGAGGGGAGCGTGGCCTACCTGGCTGTCCATGGACAGATTCGTGAATAATGGGGCCAGCGAGGCCTTCGAAAGATTGTTGTCTGCGCTGTTCGTGTGTGGTGTCCCTTGTTCATGCGTGTGAAATCGGATGTGAAGTTTCGGTGTTCGGCCTCCCAGATAGATTCGAAAGGTATCAAATTGCGGCCCTCCCACGCGCAAAATGGATTTCATCAGACCTGATCGATAGGACCAGTTCGACACATAGATCCAGGTAGAGATGGTGAATTCTCCCCCTTCAAAGAGACGTGGAAGTTGATCGGCGCGAACCGTGATGGGCTGACTGGGATCGACCGTGGCCGAACGTGTGGAGCCATTCAGTGTCGAGGGGGCGCCCATGCGCGGGCCAAACAAATACTGATACAGATAATAGATTCCAAGAAGGCCCGCAAAGACGAGCAAATAGGGGATCATATAAGGAAGAGGCCCCTGTTCATTCGAGCGGTTGAACGATCCCTGGTTGGCGTTCATGATCTGTCAGAGCCGAGGATAATCTTCCTGAATGTGTTTAGGCATAGGGGGTGCTCCACTGATTCATCCCATTCTTCGGGGGAGAGGTGAGGGCACGACACGGCAAACCGGGAGGACACTGTGCCGATAACGTAGGAAACGGGAGACTCATGTCGATCGAATTGGTTTCGAGGATGTTATGATTGCTGTCCACATATCTCAAATGAATTTTCTCTACGTCATGGGGAGCCATGCGCTGTCCCTGGACGACCACATGAATTACGGATCCGCCGAGACCTTTCTGTCCCACGGAAAGGGGGCTGCTAATGATGACGGGATAATTCACAAGACGCTGAGAGGCGACGATTCGGCTATCATAGATGACATCAAATCGACGGCCCTCGCGAAGAACGGCGAGAAACACCCACTTCTGCATGGGAATCGGGGGAAGTTCGATGATCTCCTCTTTCACGCTTCCTTGCGTGGTTTTCACTCGAAGACGGGTGGTGCGATGATTCTTTTCGTGCGATCCTACCATGGACTCCAGGCACCAATTATTTTCCACTTGAATCAGCGGAAGATAGCGTTGGCCATGATGGGCGGTGCGATCACCGCCTTTGAGATAAAAGAAGCCCATGACGGAGGATCCACTGGGTCCCAGAACGGTTTTTTGTGTGACATCGGGCAACATCACGTCGGTCTTGGTGCTCAGAGGAGTGAGGGAGGGTAGCACATCCTGTGGGCCTGCGGGTCGATAGACGATCCAATAGATCACATAGATGATACAGGCCAGAACGGCCGCTTGTAGCAAAAGGGTAAGAATCTCCATTCTCTCTACTTCTCCCGAGGGGATTCCTACGAGGAGGCGGAAGCGGCGGAAGCGGTAGGGACGGACGGGGCGGAAGCGGTAGGGGCGGTTGCAGAATCAGACAGGGAGGAGACGGTAGATGATACGCTAGACATGGCAGACGATAGAGTGGGCAATGACGAAATGGATGGGATCGAGGAAACAGCATCCTGAAGCGAAGAGGTACACGAAGTGGAAGACGGAATGGGTCCAAGATTGAATTGGTTCGCCGTAGTGAGAGCGGGAGTGGCGTCCCGTATTTCCGAAGCGCTCAGCACGCGTCCCCAGAGTTTCAGTTGGCGTAAGGTGGCGATCCCTGGAACAGGGACGATGTCGCCCGTGATGTCCAAGGGTGCCGATTCAAAGGTTCGTGTGCGCATGAGGTGCCCATTCAGATAGACTTCCATCCCCTGTTCCATGATCACCATGCTTAGGCGAAACGGTGTTTGAACAGGGATATTCGGAAGGATGCTGGTTTCCATTCCATGGTTCTTATTCAACACAGAGACAAGTAGATCATTGGTATCAGGCGTTAACGCGACTGCCACGTTATAGCGCTCTAGAATGCCGAGGAGGGTTTTTCCTGAGGGCGCTTCCTTGAGAACTCCTCCACGATGAAACAGGAGGCGGGGCTTGTTGGAAAAGACGAGTGGGTTCTCAATGAAGATATCCACATGAAGGGAATATCCATAGGATTGGTTGCGAATGGGCAGGGTCGCATTGGGAAGTTGGGTGGAGGAAGAAGACCAGTAGAGGACTCCATCGTCGAGCCCTGGAACGGGAATGAGGCCCGGAGTGCCAGGACGAAGACGAAACACGGGTGTGATGAAGAAATGGACGAATAAGGTGATGATCAAGAGGACACAGAGGATCGCAAAGAGATAGGCGATCATATGCGAGATCGAAAACCCGTTGGTGCCATTTGCGACGACAGCTGCCGCTGCGCCCGTGGCGTTGGACACGGCGCTTGTTGAAAAGAGACGTCCAAAGACACCCGTGGTGCCCGTTGTTCCTGTGGTACCCGTTGTTCCTGTGGTACCCGTGGCGCCCGTGGCACTTGCTGCGCCTTTGGAGGCATTCTTCGTTCCAAACAGGGATCCGAATACGGAGGACTCTTCCGATTTGGGTTTCCACCAGGAGGAGGTACTCTGGTAATTTCCCTGGGAGGCAATTCGTTTAATCTGATTCAGAACGGTGGCGTTCTTTGGAGCCGCCGCAGCAGTTGCCATTCTCTGATACTTCCTTTCGTTTTTGAATCGAGCATAAACAGCCCTCCCTTTCGCTGTGTAGGATCGATATGGCAACCTTACCGGACTGTACCTTGACCACTGCCTGTTTTCTCTTACAGAAATATCATGCGGGCAGCCGAAGTCTCGCGGATACGCTCTTGGGCATGGAGGCGCTCTTGGCCGTTCCGTGCTACCTTGTGATCTACTGTAATCTGCCCCTCTATGATCACATTGTGGAACGGCGGCGCTCCCACCATCTGGAGAGCATCACACGGGTCGTCTTGATGGAAGTGGAGGACCTATGGGCGTATCCATTTGCCGAGAAGATCCGTGCGAATCGTGAGGTCTATTGGCCGACACGGGATGCGCGGATTTCGGTGGAGAGCACGGTGGTGGTGTTTAGTAAATTTTCGTGTGTGTTAGAGACGATGGCGAAAAATCCATTTGGGACATCGAGGTTCGGGTGGATAGACGGCTCACTTGGAGCAGGTGGGTCAAAAATTTGTCGCGATGGGCAATTGAGTCGTCGTTTGTTGTATGTGTTGAACCATATTACACATAAATTCCATTTACAAGTGCTGAATGTGGAGGAAAAACGCTTTATTCAGCCTGAGCATAAGAGAGAATACTACTCTCAGGCGCGATGGGTGGCGGTGGGATGCTTGTTTACCTGTTCAGAACGGATTGGGCGTCCGATTCTTCAACGTCTCCAAGAGGTGATTCATGATACGATTCAACAGGGCTATGGTCATCATGAGGAGTACATGCACCTCGAGGTGCTCGATCAGTTTTATGATGATATTCAACGAGGCTATGGAGACTATCAAGATACACTCCACAATGCGCTCGTCCCTGTTACCAATCTAGTGTATGTGTACTGGCACATTGTCATGAAGTACTACCATATGGGGTATAGGAGAGAGTGTGAAAATGTATGTCATGCGATTATTCAGTCATTTGATAGGGGACTACCAGAACCGAACATGGATTTATATGTGAGGATCTGGTCCGTGCGCTATTTATCTATGATGCGTCATGATGTGGTTCGTGGAGCAGAATTTGGAAATCGTATCCGCACCTATATTAAAACACATCCATTGTTTGCCCATCATTTTTATGAATTGCGTCATTTGGTGGGGATGGAGCGGTTTGAGGTATAAATGGGATGATCTACATGTATGATACTGAATATGATACATGTGGACATGAACACATATTAATAGATGCCCTTCCGATGACGCTCGTCGAGTTCCAGTTTATACCGTTCAATATCGTTTCTGGCATCCTCTGTGATAGGGACGCTAATAGAAGAAGTGCCAATGGGAAGACGCATACGTGCATAAAAATGTTCTTGTGCAGTTAGCTTTTTGTGTGTTTTCTGTTTTCTTGCGTTTCTATTTTTTGTATCGTCTGCGATAACGACAGGGTCCGTTTGCTCTTTATGTTGCGCGTGATCTTCCATTTCTACGAGTGGTCTCTCTTTTTATAGGTAGAAAACGCACCCTCTTACAGAAGCGTCATATTCGAACGGCGGAGCAGTGTTCGGATCGCACACGTTTCGACCAACAGTCCTCCATTCGCATACACACCATCATTCATACCATCATCTTCGTTTTCTAGTGCAAAATGGTAAATGGAATAGGTTCCCGCCGAATTCCACGGCTCCGCGCGCTCATCCACGCACGCCATCAGTCTGTATTTCTTGTCCGTCACAAACAGTTTTCCCAGGCGCGCAATCGTATCCTCTTTTTGCTTGTCCGTAATGGGGAATTCAAGGATGGAATGGCATCCTGTCAGATACAGATCCTGTGTCAGCGCGGGATACTTCGAGGGCGAGCATCGGTACAGGCGATCTTCCGTGCGAGCGTCATCTCCAGGATTCTGGATCGACCCCTTTCCTACCGCGACCACCTTCTTCCATCCACGAAGACTGGTTTTTACAAGCGTTCCGTTTCGAAGTTCCTCTACAGGGACATAGGTCTCCGCGCCATGGATCAGACAGAGAATGGTGGATCCCTCCAGAAAACAAGGGGCAGACGCATACAAATAATACGCCCCGTCCGCATTCAGCACGCTTCCATCCGCATAAACGAGATTCTGCGGGGACGATCCCGAACTATTGGACGCGATTCTCCAGCTCGTATATCCTCCAAACGGGCCGCCATCTCCCACCGTAAAAGAACCTGAATAGCCGAGCTGATTGATATAGGCGAGTGCGTCGGCCTCCGAGGCATAATAGGTTAAGGGGGCGCCCACAGAGATCGCCTGTTCGCTCATGGGACCGAGAAGAAGGCGGGCGACGTGTTCGGTGTGACGGGTCTCATGCGAGAGGCCCTCTTGGAACACAAAGGCCGTATTGGCCTGAATCGGATAGGATTCCTCACCGAAAAGAAGCTCACCAGGGCTATCATTCAGATACAGGAGATACGTGGAGTCGAACGCATCCGAGGTGACATCCACATGGGGCGCCGTGTCTCCCTTGATCCATCGCATGGGAATCGAGTGAACAGCGGACAGATCGAGGCCAAAGGTTGCCTGAAGAGTCGTGCGAATGGTCTCTGTCACGGGGATCGTAAAATAGACCATTCCGTGAGGGCGGGCGTCGATCGTTGCTTTGGCAGCAAGGACTTCGGGCAGTTGCTGGATCGCATCGAGCACGTCCGATGGAAACACATGGGAGTAGAGAGAGGCCATTCTATTCTATCCGTCGATCTTTATACAACAGTGGCGCGCACCGGATGGGGGCGGCGTGTGGTGTTCACGCGGGTAGGGACTCTTTAGGTGCCCCCATGTGACTGCGTCAGCGCATAGAGAACCCCTCCCATCGTAGACAACAGGATCCCTCCTGTGATAAACCCCTTGAGAAACGAGCGCGTATCTACTTCGGCCATATCCTCAGGTGTCCACACGGGAGAGCGATCGCGTCGACCGAGACGTTCATAATACACCATCACTTCGTCCAGCGTCCATAATTGTTTCTCGAGCGTCTTATTGACCGCATTGTGAAGCATGACGGTCCATTGAATCAGGTCCGTCCGTGAATCAAGGAAGGGCGTCAGAGGGTGGGCGGCAAGGTGGGCCGCATAGTGGGTGCGACAAACAGGGCAAGGAAGCAAGTGGGCCAGAGATTCGTAAAAGTCCTTCGCGCATTTTTTATCCGTATAGGTGGGGTTCTTCGGATAGCCAATGGCAACCAAATGAATCGTATGCCAAAAAAAGGGGCCCCATACACGCGGAGGAAACTGCATTCTATTACACGGTGTGTTCTTTGGTCTCTCGCGAGGCGCGCGCATATCTAAAGAGAAAACGGCGTGGTTGGCTAGCATGGATGGTCTCCACCGTATCTCCCACTGTACTAATTGTGGCCTCCCAGGTCACGTCTTTCGTTCGTGTTTGTCTCCCGTCACCAGTTATGGAATCATCGCCATGCGATATCCGTCCGATGCCCATCAGCAGGCCCTGTTTTCTCCCTCGTGTTCCATTCGAAATCCCATGGAGACCCTTCAATTCTTACTGATTCAGCGAAAGGACTCGATGGCCTTTGTTGAATTCATACGCGGAAAATATCACCCTCATCACGATGAATACATGGGAAAACTCTTACAAGGCATGACACAGAAAGAGCATGAACTTCTTCGCACCTTGACGTTTGAGCAACTGTGGCAGCATATGTGGGGAGGGACCTCGGGTGTCCGATCTCATAAGAGTGAATATCACGCATCCGAACAGCGTTTCTCTCAAATGTCCCATCGAATTCCTGAGTTGATGGAGCGCTATCCGACCAGTTGGACGGAGTGCGAATGGGGATTTCCAAAGGGACGGCGGAATCCCTATGAAACCGATATGGGATGTGCGATGCGCGAGTTTCAAGAAGAGACGGGTCTCCATCGCTATGATTATTCGGTCATTCATAATACACAGTCGGTGTCAGAGACCTTCTTTGGATCGAATTTGGTTCATTATTGCCATAAATATTATTTTGCGATTTGCCATCCCCATGTGGAAGTTCAGATGAATGAACATAATCCCCATATGACACGTGAGATTTCGGAAATCAAATGGTGCTCATTAGAGGAGGCAATGATAAAGATTCGTCCGGATCACATTGAAAAGCAGGAACTTTTACTCAAAGCGGGAAACATTATGAGGAATTTCTATCCTGTGTCGACATTGGACTCTCATCGATCCATGTCTCGAAAGGTGTGAATGATTCTTCTCTCTAATTTATGATGTTCTACATAGAATGGCCGCCCCCCTTAAAAAAGTATTTAAAGATCCATTCGCAAACGACAGCGACGAGGAGGGCTCACCTGTCGCTGCGCCTTTCGCTGCGCCTTTGGCGGCTCCCGTCTCTGTGGCACAACCAATAACGGCCCCTGTGGAACAACCAATGACGGCCCCTGTGGAACAACCAATGACGGCCCCTGTCTCTGTGGCACAACCAATGGCGGTCCATTTGATGGCTCCTGTCTCTCTGGATGCGCCCTCTATGCCTGATGTCCAGTCGGCTGTGATACGGAAACCCATCGCACGCCCGAGATCGGTGGCCGCTCCTGCTCCTGTGGCAGCTTCTGCTCCTGTGGCCGCTCCTGCTCCTGTGGCAGCTCCTGCTCCTGTGGCAGCTCCTGCTCCTGTGGCAGCTCCTGCTCCTGTGGCCGCTCCTGTTTCGGTGGCCGCTCCTGTTTCGGTGGCCGCTCCTGTGGCAGCTCCTGCTCCTGTGGCAGCTCCTGCTCCTGTGGCAGCTCCTGTTTCGGTGGCAGCGGTAGAGTCTCCTCCCCTTTCACCACGGATGTCTATTCCTTTGCCTGCGGAAAAGCCTGCAATGCCCGAAGAAGATCCTATCATGTTACATACGCTGGCAGAGGATCTTCCTCCGATTCAGATCCCATTCGATCGTTCGTCTCGTCCCTCCATTCGACGTCCTAGACAAGTGGCTCCTGAAACAGCAGGGGCTCCTCTCCCATTCGTGGAGGCTCTTCCAGCCGCATTGCCAGCCGCATTGCCAGCCGCATTGCCAGCCACATTGCCAGCCGCATTGCCAGCCGCATTGCCAGCCGCATTGCCAGCCGCCGCGTCCGCTGTCCCTCGCCCCTCCATCCGACGTCCTCAACGCGTGCCTGTGCCTTTGGCGGCTCCTGCGGCGCCTGTAGCAGGCCCTCTTGTCTCCCTCACTGATCCCGAACTACTTGACCGATGGGACCTCGCCACTGATTTTTCGGAGCGTGATACGATCCTCGCCGAACTCCAACGACGTGATCTATTTCCCTCTCAGGCCATGACGCGCTGGGAACAAGAAACAGGCGCCTATCCCGATATTATGGATCCCGAATTCCTACAGAAACTCTTGTCCAAACGAGAATTTGCCGAATCTCTCCAAACCACATGGAAGCCACGTGTCAATCCATGTGAAGACCAGACTACCTTTGAAGTCACTCCTGTTCAGCGATTTGTGGCGAACTTCATGTCTCCCAAAACACCCTACATGTCCGCCCTTCTCTATCATGGAGTCGGTGTCGGTAAAACCTGTGCTGCCGTTCAAATCATGGAAGCATGGCTCGAACATTTTCCCCATCAACAAGTGATTCTCATTGCGCCCCCTACGATTCAACAGGGATTCTTTCGAACGATTTTTGATCCCTCTAAGGTCATCCTCGGGCACGGAAATGAACCCAATACTGCCGCACAGTGTACAGGAACGACCTATCTGAAGCTGACGAATATGCTCTATGAGCGCAATCTTGCTGTGATTGTAAAGGCTGTAAACAAACTGATCAAACGACGCTTCAAAGTCTTCGCCTATATTTCCTTCGCGAACTATATTCGTGACCTCATCAAGGGCATTCCAGGAAAATCCGATGAACAAAATGAAATCTACAAAAAACGGGCGATCCGAAACGCGTTTAGTGGAAAACTGTTGATCGTGGATGAAGCCCATAATCTTCGTGATGTCGCAGAGGATTCGGATGATGTTCTCTTGGATGTGGGGGGGAAAGCAGAAAAAGGAGATACACGTGATGGAAAATTGCTGACCCCTTTTCTGCGAGACGTATTAATGTATTCCGAGGGAATGAAGTTTTGCGCCCTGACAGCCACCCCCATGTATAATAGTTACCGCGAAATCGTGTTCATGCTCAATCTCCTACTCATGAATGATAAGAAGGCCACGCTGACAGAGGCAGATCTGTTTGATCGAGATGGACGTCTCTTAGACAAAGGGGCGTCACGTCTATCCTTTATTGCCCAACGATATGTGAGTTTTATGCGAGGAGAAAATCCCCTCTCTTTTCCTGTTCGGCTCTTTCCTACCCAGATCGCACCGCTCCAGGGCTATCCCCTTCTCAATCCACGACGAACACCCATTGTAGAAGAGGATCGCGCTTATTATCAACGTCTCCCCCTTTTCCCTGTCCCTCTTCAAGGGCATGCACTCCAGGCCACTCGCGTATTTATGGATGCTCTCTCCGCAGGAAAGGGACTCAATACCATCGATTTAGAGCGCCTTGTTCATGCGGGAAACATTGTCTTTCCTGCCACCGAATCAACACAAGGAGATACATATGAGGCTTATTCGCGTCGAACCGATGTGGGCGCTCTTCTCAGTGTCTTTGATCGCGAAATGTCAGGCGGAGAAGTGCGTTATCGTGCCAAAGTGCCACCCACATGGCTTGCGGTAGGTGCGCTGGCATCGTATAGTCCTAAGTTTGATGCATTGATTCAGCGCATTCGCAATTCTGAAGGGTGTATCTTTTTGTATACGCGCTTTGTGAGTGGAGGTGCGATTCCCCTCTGCCTCGCATTGGAGGCCAATGGATATACTCCCTATGGACGGAAGAGCACTCTTCTTATCGATGGCATTCAGGCCGCAGGAGGACGCCAATGCGCCGCGTGCTCTCGAAAGGAAAAAGAACACGCAGGAGCCAGCCATGCGTTTTCCCCTGCCTACTATGGAATGCTCACAGGTGATGGGGGGCTCTCTCCTCATAACGAGGCGACCATTACGGCCCAGCGGTCATTTGAAAATGCCACAGGGATGGTCATGAAAGTCATCATCGGATCTCAGATTGCGTCCGAAGGTGTGGACTTGCGGTTTGTTCGCGAAACTCATTTGCTCGACTCATGGTTTCATTTGAACAAAACGGAACAGATTTTGGGACGTGCCATTCGTTATCTGTCCCACTGTGCCCTTCCCCAAGAGAAACGAAACAACACCGTCTATTTGTATGTCGCAACACTGCCCGAGGATGATCGGGAAACCGCTGATTTATACAGCTACCGTGTGGGATTCAAAAAGGCTGTGCTGATTGGACAAGTCACTCGCGTCATGAAACAGTCCGCCATGGATTGTAACTTGAACCGTGATGCGATCCTGATTCAGGGACAGCCACCCATGAGAGAAGTAGATGCTCAAGGACAGATTCGCGAGGAAGTGAACATCAATGACATGCCCTTTACGGCAGTGTGCGATTGGATTGAAACGTGCGACTATACCTGTCGTCCTCAGGTGGATGTGCGCCGCATTCCGATCGACGATTCCACCTACGATGAATATTCCGCACGATGGCGTATGCATCAAATGAAAGAACTCCTTCGTGGACTGTTTGAACGTCAATCCTTTTATGCGACAGAGGACATGTGGGATATCTTGAAAGAGATCCCTCGCCATGTGGCCGTAGACTTTTTACAGGAGATTGTAAACAATAAGGCCTTTCAGATCCGTCATGGCAACTTACACGGCTACATTCGATACTGTAATGGGTATTATGTGTTTCAGCCGAATGTGTATACGGATCTGACCATCCCTCTTGCTGTCCGTGCCGCCTCTTTCCCTGTTCGACGAGATGCCTATCTTCCTGCTCCTCCAGAGCAACAAGTGATGCCCCTGCCTGTCGAAGAGGAAAACGAGCAGGAACCCATTGGGGCCTTTTGGCGTGCGATGGTGTCCTGGATTCATGAATTGGCGACCCGATCGACTCATCGAGATCCTCCCGCGGAATTGGAACAACGGCGTATTGTCATGGCGCACGGAGATGCCGAGATCATGGAGCGTTATCTCTATATGGTGGAAATGATCTACTGGTTTCACACATCCTTCCATGCGTCTCCTCAACGAGATGCGCGGGCGTTTGAGCGTGCTCTATTGTCCTATGTATGGGATGAATGGATCTCATTGGAAGAACAGAAGGAGCTTCTCTTTTCGGAACAGCAGACGACCATGATTCAAGAGGATATCTATCACATGGGGCGCCTTGTCGTCTATCGTATGTTTGATCCTGCCATGGGAAAACTCCAGTATGTGTGTGATCAAGAACCGTGTGTGACGTCGGTGATCGAAGAAATCGAGAAGGATACATCCGATCCGTTACGGGCATTCTCTGTGTCTCCGCGAACGACAGGAGAGCTCTATGGATTTGTGGTTTCTAAAAACGGAAACATCGTGTTTAAAACGGCATCCCCTCCTGATGCGGGGAAAAAAGTGGAACGTGGGCTGGAGTGTCAAAATGTGAGTAACATGAAGGGCCATCTTGCGAAATTGATTCAGATGGGGGATGTGTTACGGGCAGAGGGGCAGCATGATTTAGAGTTAGATGGAAACATCATTCGCAGTGAACGGGCCATTGAAAATTCGACGCGAGCCTGTACGTTATTGGATATCGTGTTGCGATATATGGATGCGATGCGTATTCAAGGGAAACGGTGGTTCTTTCGCCCTGTTCAGGCGATTTCGATGGGTCATGTCTCTTCGTTTCGTGGGAGCAGTAAAAAGGGGGGCGCCATTGACTTTTGTTCGTAAGGGGATAAAGGAGACAAGGTATAAAATTGAAGAAAGAGAAGGTCCATCAAGATAGTAGACACACCATGGAATCCACGGCCTTCTTCGAAAAGAAAATCAATCTTACCCCTCGTGAATTCAATGACATCAAAACACAGACGGTTCAAGAGATCTTAATGAAGAAGGCGGTTCAGATGATGGAGGAGAAATGCTCGGAACATGGATTTGTTCTTCCCGGCACCATCAAATTGTTGTCTCACTCCATGGGGCACTTTGAGGCGGCTCGTTTTACGGGGGACGCCATCTACTATGTCAAATTGGAGGGGCGTGTCATCTATCCTGCGGATGGGGTTCGTGTGACAGGAGAGGTCATCCGTAAAAACAAGATGGGTCTCTACATCAATCATCGCAATGCCATTCGGATCCAGGTGCCACGCGATCTTCATCTCGGAAATCAGGAATATGATGGGGTTCAGCTGGGAGATCAAGTGGAGGTTGAATTGAAACGCTCTAAGTTTGCGATTCAGGATGCCTATATCCTTGCCAGTGGTATGTTCCTTCGTGTTCATGGGAAGGAGCCTGAAGAGGTCGAGGAGGAGCCTGAAGAGGAAATTGAGGAAGTCGAGGAAGAGCCTGAGGAAGTCGAGGAAGAGCCCGAAGAGGCCGAGGAGGAGCCTGAAGAGGCCGAGGAGGAGCCCGAAGAGGCCGAGGAGGAGCCCGAAGAGGCCGAGGAGGAGCCTGAAGAGGTGGAGGAGCCCTAGTGGGACTGCGAGTGAATTCAGAAGAGGATCATCTATCCGGAAGTAGAGATGTCCTACGAAGAACGGAAATCCATCTTCGACACGATCAAACAACTGTCCAAACCAGAACAAGAAGAGATCTATCGTATTCTTCGTAAAAACAAGGAAACCTATACCGAGAATTCCAATGGTATTTTTTTTGATCTGTCCGCCATTTCAGAAGATGCCTTCTCCCAGATGAAGGAATATCTACAGTTTTGCCATAAAACACATCAGGAACACGAGGATCGTCTTAAAGAATTGGAGCATTTGCGGACACGACCCGATCCTGAGGAGAGTGACACCTAAAGTCAGATCGCGCACAAGAAGTAGAGGCACCATGACCACCCCCGCGCGAGTCTATCAAAATGTCAGCTATCAAGAATTGCTCCGCTATGCGGAAACCAATCCCCATCGAGCCCGCACGTTGGATTCGATGGAGATTCGAATGTCCATTGTGAAAGAAATCACATTGGATTCTCTCTGTTTACCAGGATATACCGCATTTTCCCTGTATCCCACGGGAATCATTAGTCTCTTTGCGTGCTTAGCCGATCCTCATTATTACATGCTTGCCCCTCCATCGGCCCGCACGGATATCGTGATGTCCCTTGTCACCACTCTTCAAGAAGAAGTGGAGATCCTGCGCACATCCCCTCTTGCTCGGAAAAGGAAGAATCTGTATCAGTTATTGGGGAAGGCCTTTCATGGAGCGCGAATGGAAGATAAAGACTATATGGATCTCTTGGAAGGGGTCGCATATCTACGAGAGTTTCAGTTCGTGGTGATGAAAGAGGCCGTTCAGGAGCGTGTAGAAGGCACTCACGATGCTACCGTGCCAAGCGGCGTGAAGGGAGAGATTCGTTTTTCTTCCAACCCCATGAACTGGAAGAAAGAGAAGGCAACATGGTTGGTGGATCATCATGCTCGATGGGTGGCGATGCCATCGGGACCCACGGCTCGCCGCTTTTCGGCGTTGGTAGGGGATTGGATATCGGACATGGAAGGACGTGGATGGGTGGTTCAATGGCCCGAAGTGGAGGCGACAAAAGTCGAATTGATCGCGCAATTGTCCACTCGTCCCACATGGCAAGAGACGGATCGAAAGCAGCTCAAAGAGGTTCTTGCGGTGCGTCTTGGGAAACTGACTACGTTACAGCAATTTGCCCTATGGGCCTAGGCGGGCATGAGTTCATATAAAGATGGCATGCGGATATCTCCTATAATGAACCAGAACATAGAACGGGGACTCCATGTGCTTGTTCATGGATACAATGTGCCCTCTAGAGAATATCTGACGGATATGATTCGTGGACGACCTGTGTGGGATCGCGTCGTGTATCACATACAATGTTCTGTTGTCGCGCAGACAGGGCATACGTTCCCCCATGGCAGTGGATATTGCTATACGTATCTTCTATCAGAAGGTCATATGACGGTTCATACCTATCCTGAACGTCGTGCGTTCTTCGTAGATCTCTTTTATGACCAGGGTAACCACTCCGAAGCCATTGATATCATTACGAGCGCCTTTGATGGAGCACGTTTTTCCTATCAGATCATTCAGCACTAAGATAGATAAAATTTGACAACGTGATCCATTCCATATAAAGGAAAGCCTAAGGTTCTTTTGTCACTCTATCCTAGAATGGACCTCACTCTGGAACAATCCAAAAAGCTGACTGGGTTTGTCCACGATTGGTTCGCCCACCCCCACTTGGAGCTAGAGGCTACTTTTGGCCAAGGGGGGCAGGGAGAATCGATTGGTGTAGTGGACTCCACGACCTTTCTCCATATTGCGCAACGGATTCGTGCCAAAGGATGGAAGGTTCTCCCTCAACAGGATTATTTGAACATCCTCACTCCGAATCAGATTCGGTTTACCCTGGACGGTCTCGGAATCATTCAGTCGTATTGTCGTGATGACAACCTTGAAGGAAAAGACTTCACCTCCATGATCAAAGACCGCGCCGCAGACGACAGCAATGTAGATGTTCGCGAATATCACATGCGTGTCAAAGTGCGACGAGAGGAGCCGGTCGCATCCACCGATCCGCGCCTTGTGGATCTGATGAAACAGTGGCCCACGCTACGCAAGGCCTTCCGATTGATCCGACGATGGAGTTTTGAAGGGCAAGGAATTCGGGTGGATCTCTCCATGGTTCGCCAATCCCCTTTTGTTCCAGGTCGCACAGAATACCAATGGTCTCAGCGTTTTCTTCAGCACAATGTGTTGATGGAGGTCCCTCGATATGAAGTGGAGGTGGAGTTGCTTCATGGGACGGAATACACCGCGAGTGCCGAGGCGGCGCTCAAATCATTGATCCGTGGATGTGGAGAGGTTCTGCGTGCCATTCAGAAGAATTCCTTGTTGATTCGGGCGTCCGTGGCGCAACGGGTGCGATCCGAGTATGCATCATTGACGGGCAGTGATAAGGGTCGTCCGCCTGCGTTTCGTGGAGTCGGCCCCGTGACGCTCCAGGTAAAAAACATGACCAAAGACATCCAAGAGGAAATTCCCAATGTCCGCACAGGATACAATGTTACAGACAAAGCGGATGGCTTGCGCGCGATGGGTATGGTGGATGCGTCAGGAGAACTCTTTCTACTCGATCAAAGTTTGAATGTCTACCGCACAGGTCTTCAAAATGTGGCATGCGCGAATTCCATGGTGGACGGAGAGTGGGTCACATTATCCCATGACAAACGGGCGATTCATCATTATCTCCTCTTTGACATCTACTATGAAGAGGGGCGGCCCGTCTCTCGCCTTCCTTTTGCAACCTTTACTCCTGAGGGACAACTGGAGGTTGAGGGGGCGTCGCGATATGTTCGCATGAAAAACTGGTATGCGTTATGGTCACAGGATATGAAAACCATTGCGCCCAGCATCACGGACTCGAATCGTCTGATGGTCATGGTCAAACGGTTTGAATTTGCGAAGAGCATGGATGATTCGGTCTTTACGCGATGCGCCACGCGCATTCTCGAGACCAAACGAATGTATCATACCGATGGCCTGATTTTGACGAGCAACAAGGAGCCCCTTCCTGATCGGGCGGGCGTTCGCTTCAAACATCAGTTCAAATGGAAACCGGCCATTGACAACACAGTGGACTTTCTCATTGTCTATGAAAAGAATGCGGATGAACCCGCACTCGATCGGGTGACGACGGACATTGATCCGCGCAACAATCAAACCATTCAATACAAAACAATGAGCCTCTATGTGGGCGGAGAGACGTCCGCACAACATAAGGATCCGCGATCTACGATTCTTCGTCAAGAGCCCCTTTTGAAAGAGGGAGATGGCCCGTCTCGTTATCAGCCCATTCTCTTTACCCCCACGGAGTATGTGGATACGATGGCGCATACGTGTCATCGCCTTCTGACCATTCACCCAGAAACGGGGGAGGAGTATGTCATGACGGAGGATTCTCATGAGCCCATTCCGCCTCGAAGCATTGTGGAAATGCGATATGATCCGACGCGAGAGCCTGGCTGGCGGTGGGTTCCTTCTCGGATTCGCCATGACAAGACCGAGCGCCTTCTTCGCGCCATGAAAATGAAGGGGGCCATCGTGTACAAAGGCATGATGAACGATGCGGGTGTGGCGAATGATGTGTGGAACTCGATTCATGATCCTGTCACGGTGTCCATGATCCAGACGGGAAATGAACAGCCGACTCTTACGGAAGTCGAGGCGCTGGTCCATTCGCGTGATACCGATGTGACAAAGAAATACTATGAGCGGAAGGCGCCCAAAGAGAACATGAATCTGGTGAAGGGTCTACAGGACTTTCACAATCGATACATCAAAAATCGTATTCTCTTGAAAAGTGCGCTCAAGGGCGGAAAGAAGAATCTGCTCGACTTGGCGTGCGGTAAGGGCGGTGATCTGTATAAATGGATCTTCAATCGAGCGAATATGGTGATCGGAATGGATCAGGCAGGAGAGAACATTACCAATTCGGACAATGGCGCCTATAAGCGCTATGTGGATGCGCTTACAGAACTCGGTCCGCATAAGGTTCCACCCATGGCCTTCATCATCGGTGACAGCTCCAAGTCCATTGTGTCAGGAGAGGCGGGGGCGACACCTGAAGAACAGGACATGCTGCGATCCATCTTTGGACGGGCCGAACCAAAGGGCGCCCTGCCCCCCTACATTCAAACCAAACTGTCGGGTTCCTTTCGTGCGGGAGCCGATGTGGCGGCGTGTATGTTTGCCCTTCATTACTTCTTTGAATCGAGCGACATGTTGGACGGATTCTTACAGAATCTGTCCGATACCGTGAAAATGGGCGGATACTTTATCGGATGTTGCTTTGATGGAGACAAAATCTTTCAACTTCTTCAATCCGTAGAGAAGGGTCATGCTCGAAAGGGGTGGGAGGGCGATGTTCCGTTGTGGTCGATTACCAAATCCTATGATCAAGAGCATTTGACCGATGATGATGCGTCTCTTGGACTTGGTATTGATGTGGAGTTTATCAGCATCGGTTCCACGCATCGCGAATATCTCGTTCCGTTCGGCCTTCTCCAATCCAAACTGGCAGAGATTGGATTTCGTCTCTTGAACAAAGAGGAGCTCGCGGAGCTTGGTTTGAACGCGTCGACGAACACCTTTGATGTCAGTTATCACATGGCGGAAAAGGGGAAACATATGTTTCAGATGTCGGACTCGGTCAAGGAGTTTTCCTTCTTGAATCGGTGGTTTATCTTTACACGTCAAGAGGCACGCCCACCTCTTCCTTCTGCTCTTGCGGCTCCTTCTGTTGCGGCTCCTTCTGCGGCTCCTTCTGTTGCGGCGACCGCATTGGATGATGAGAAAGAAGAGCCACCTGCAGTATCCAAAGGCGTCGAGGCGAAAGTCGGACGCGCGTTGACCTTGAATGAGGTCTTCCTCTTTGGACCCAGTGTGCGTGTGGCGGATCTCTTACAGCTTCATGATCCGTATGCGGGACGATGGTTGAGCCTGTCTGCGCCATTTCCCATCCCTGACCCTGAACGCCCCTCCGTATTGTATCCCTCTGTGGAACACTACATGGCAGCAATGAAAGTGGCGCGCACCGCCACCCCTGCGGACCGAGGCCGCGATCTTGCCGTGACGCTCTTTAGCCGCGAGGGATCCATTCATCAAAAGTATCTTCAGATGCGCCTGATGAAGAAAGTGGAACGCAAACAGGATCAGCAGATTGTCATGGATGATACGGAGACGGAACGGTTGCTTGCGGAGACCAAGAGTGTGAAGGATGCGCTCCTTAAAAAATCACTGACCCCTTTCCGTGTCATGCTGGATGATGGAGAATGGAACCGTATCAAAGAGGAGGTGCTACGCACCGCCCTCACGTATCGATGGGAGCGGGATGCGCGCTTTCACGCGATTGTGGAGGCCGCGCGCACACAGGGCAAATATCTTCTTTACAGCCAGCCTGCGACGAACGCGGGATCAGAATGGGGAGGACAATGGAAATCGGGTCGTATCCAAGGAGAGAATAAAGTGGGACGCATCTTGATGGAGATTGCGGGATTCTCTTTCTAAGCCGCTTCAAGCCGCTCAACGTGGCGACCCGAAGCCGCTCAACGTGGCGACCCGAAGCCGCTCAACGTGGCGACCCATGAGGCCAAGAACCATCTCATAAAATTTGATTCCATGTGATCTTTTTTATCAACATCACACCGACTCAATATGCCTCGCGAAGCATGGCAACATCTTACGCGACTTCACCACCATCCGCGAGACGATCATATCACCTTCCATGAACCCACCCATAAATATTATGTGAATGGGTCCTGTCAAGGAAACATTTCGTGTACGGGGTTCGTTCATGAATTCTTTGGACACTTTGATGGGAAGGCCATTCTCACCAAAATGCGCAAGGGTCCCAACTGGGCCACGAGTAAATACTTCGGGCGCACAGACGAAGAGATCATGGCGGAATGGTCTCAGAACGGAAAGGTCGCCTCTGAAGCGGGAACGGCGATGCACTTGGCCATTGAACAATTTCTCCATGGCGCACCCGAACAGATCCAGCCCGCTGTCCTCGAGACCGTGGAGTGGAACTACTTTATGAAATTCTGGAAAGACTGTGGAGATGATTTGGAGCCCTATCGCAGTGAATGGGAGGTCTTTACCGACTCCATTGTTCCTGTGGCAGGAGAGAAAAAGATCAAACTCTGCGGATCCATTGATATGGTGTTTCGTCGCAAATCGGATGGAGCATTTGTGATCTATGACTGGAAGCGCTCCAAAGAAATCAAATCGGACAATCCCTTTGGGTCGGGCCTGGCGCCACTGGACCATTTGCCCGATACGAACTATTGGCACTATACGATGCAGCTCAATGTCTACAAATGGATCCTGGAAACGTATTATGGAATCGTTGTGGCAGACCTCTATCTTGTGATCCTTCATCCTGATCATCCCTCGTATCGTCGGATGCGACTGAACATCATGACCGATGAAGTGGAAGACATGATTGAATGCCGACGACGCGCCGTGGCCATGGGTAGTAAACAGAGCGTCATTCTTCCTGTGCCCGAAGAGCCCGATTTCGTGGGAGAACAGAAAGAGAAGCCGCTCGCCTCCTTTGCGTTTCGCTTCCCCTCTTCGTGATCGAAGTCCCTTGCCGTCCTATGGGATTGTATTTTTTATGGTGTATGCGGTGTTATGCGGCGTTATGCGGTGTTATGCGGCGTTATACGGTGTTATACGGTGTTATGCGGTGTTATGCGGTGTTATGCGGTGTCATTCGGTTTGCCAGGAGACACACGACGCGGACGTCGGATACGTCGTGGAGCAATCAATGGAATCGTGGGGGCAGGAACCGCAGGATTGATCACGGGTTCCACGGGTCGCAACGAAGCAGGCGGGAGCGGTCGTGGGCGAATCATCACAAGGGGAGCCGTCTTCCATGCGTCCAAAAGGGTCGCGGGTAGGGTATCGATCGGAAGATGGGGATCACCCTTGTCCTCAAGGATACCAATCTGATCCGCAAGAAACACAAGAAAGACAATGGTATCAGTTGATCCACGAGACGGTCGCACAATCTGAATCTCTTTTTCATTTGCATCTCGCTGTTGAATGATACCAATGGGTCGATGTGTGAGTTTCACATAGGCTGAGAGATGAGACGGGCGAAGCATCGTGGCCGTTTCGTCCAATCCAATCTCTTCCAATGTGATGCCCAGTGCCCCCATGAAAGGGAGAAGAGGGCGATTCGCATCCATTTCATCCGCCACATGAAAGGTATATCGATCTCCTACCAGACGATAGAGTTCGGCAGGCATGGCCGTGGAGGACTCCTGCTCTTCTTCATATTTCTCTTCTTCACGCGACATCTCTTCATAATAGAGTGGCTTCTCAGGGACCGACTTATTCCAATCGAGTTGTAATAATTGTGTCCAGGTAGACGATGATTCAGGGATCAAATATTGGTCTCCTTCATGAATCGGGCGGAGAAGGGTAGAGACCTTTGAGATGCCATCCTGTTTCATCAATTGCTTTCGGCGAGCAGGAAATCGCACCAATTCATCAATGATGCGTTTGGTGAACAACTCCGAGGTTGAGACCATGCGGTCTTTGTCCAAGGGAGTCTGTGCGGGAAGATGAAGCAGGCATGTTCCACTACCGCCCTGGTCTTTTTGGTCGTCTTGGTCCTGGTCCGCTTTCCACACACACGATCCTGAACAGGACGCCGAATCGTTGATC